TCCCTTCCTCTCCGCCATATAGCGAAAGAACCGCATTGCTGTGCGGTTCTTTTATTTTTATCCCCGAAAAATCCCCGAAAAACAGCAAAAAAAATTAATCCGGGGAGATCTTGTCGAGGATAGCGACGGCGCGTTCCTCCTCCCGGGGGTAAAGGTGGCTGTATGTGTTCCAGGTCATCTGCACGTCGGAGTGTCCGAGCCTGCGCGCGATCTCCTGAATGTTTATCCCCTCGTTGACGAGTAGGGAAGCGTGAGTGTGCCGGAAGTCGTGAATGCGAATATGAGGAAGCCCGGCGGCTTTTGCAAAAATCTTGTTATGATTCTCGATGGAAGTGTCCCGGAGGGGAGCTTCGCCGCCGCACACGCGGTAGTCCTCGCTGAACAGCCGGGAGGATTCCTGCTGGCGGCGTTTATGCTCGGCGAGAATCTTCATCAGCGGCGCGGGAATTTGGAGATCGCGGTAGCTGGACTTGTTCTTCGGAGGGCCCTCGACATCGCCGCCCTTGAGCTTCTGCGAAATGCTCCGGCGTATGTGCAGGATATTCCCGTCAATGTCCGACCATTTCAGGGCGTTTATCTCACCCTTGCGCGCCCCGGTGTAGAACGCGATACAAAAGAATACGTAGTACGCCCAGTCCGTAACGGTCCGGGCGTTTTTCTTTGCTTCAGCGATGTACACCCGGAACTGCTCCGAGGTGTAGTAGTGCAGCTTGTCCGCAGGCTTTTCAATCGTGTCGGGAGCCTTGAAGTTCCCGAGGGCGCTCAGGGGATTCCGCACAAGGTACTCCATTTTCACGGCGTAGTTCAGCATAGCTACGAACGCCGCGTATGCGTTCTGCTTCGTGGTTATGGACAGCTTTTCGTTGGCGGCGATGTCGTTCTTCCACTTCGCGAGGACCGGCTGCGAGAGCCTGTCAAGGCGATATCCTGCCATAGTCGGCATTACCCGGAGCCGTAGGTTCTTCATCGCGCTGTCGTGGGAGGTCTTGCGTGTTTCGTGGCTGTGGTAGACCTCGTACTCGTCGTAGAGCTGCTGGACGGTCATGCGCGAAACGGTCTGCTTCTTATCCTTGTACTCGGCTATCAGGGACTGCTCCAGCGCGTTCGCTTCCGCTAGTCCGTAGGCGGTGCGCTCTATCTGGTGGTTTTTTCCCGCTGCGTCGGTGTAGTTCACACGAACTCGGTACTGCTGCAAGCCGTTCTTTTTAACGCCGGTTTTGTTTACTGGCATGGTTTTCTCCTTTCTAGTAGGCTCCCCCTGTCCTTTCGGGCAGGGGGAGTTTTTTTATACAGTAGCTAGATCAAGATATTTTTCGCATTCATCTGCGTCGGTGAGAAAATGCAGTTTCCCGCTACCTCCGAGCTCTGTGTAGTCATATCTCGGTTTGCCATGATATGTGGAAACTCTGAGCCTGCCTATGACCCTCCCGTCCCGAATCACCTGAATATTCGTCACGCCGTAGACATCAGAAGCGCGGTACTCATTTCCCGCAGGTAGACTGCTGATGATATCGTTCAGTCCGGTGTCAGTCTGCGGAGCCTGCTCAGGCGCAGCGGTGTTCACAGATATCACTGCGCCCATAACTTTCAGCATGGCTTCTCTGGTAGCTGCGCGGTGCTTGTCTATCATCTGCGCGGTAATGCGATTTCCGGTCTTTATTTCCGGGCGGGAAAGAAAATACTTGACCAGCTCGTCGCTGGGGTTGATAAGGTCACTGCGGAGCGTTTGTTCAACTACCTTGAGGTATTTCAGAAATACAGCCTTTGTGAGTATGTCCTTGACGTTGAAAACTGATTTATGGAACTGCTCCAGAGACGAAAGAAACAGTTCTTCGTCATCTTCAAGAATGTTGAAAGAGAGGAAAGGCTCATCGTCCATAACGTTCGGGGCGTTAATGTCGCTGAAAAAGCTGTATGTAATTCCATTTGTAAGGACAGCAAGGCGGCAGCGGTTCGTTGAGAAGTACCGATAGAGCTGTCCCTGCTGCTGTTTCTGGAGTTTCAACCCGGCGCGTTTGGCTTCGATGAGGACCGTGGGCTCTCCATCGTGCAGGATAACATAGTCTATCTTCTCGCCTTTCTTTCCGGCGACATCACAGGTGTACTCCGGGATTATTTCTTCCGGGTCGAACACATCATAGCCGAGCAGAACGAGAAACGGCATGATTATTGCGTTCTTCGTGGCTTCCTCGGTCATGGTGTCGAACTTGTCGGAATATTGCTGTACTTTGTTCCGGAATGTGTGGAAATCGTCTTTAAACATGGTGTTCGCGCCTCCTCAAAGTACAACATTCTGGGATACTGTTATATTTTTCTTCATAGCGTTTACCGCTTTGTTCGCGGCACCCCATTCAGAGATGTCAACCGCAGCGACTATTGTTTTGTTTTCATCGCCAGAAACATAGGTTATTATCAGTATATTTTCTTTTTTGTTCTTGGGGCGCGAGGCAATGATGGCGCCCAGAGCGCCAAACATTACAGCGCCTGCAATTGCCGAACCAGCAGAAGCGCCTACCAGTTTGTTTTTTTCGGTAAGCTCGGCGGAAACTATCTTTTCATACGGCAACTCAAACGTGCTCTGTTCCTTTTTGAAAACTATCCTGGTATCGTATGCGCGGGCATAGCACTGCACTTCGCCAAGAGGCAGCCCTGAAAGGTGAGTGCAAGGGAATGCGGATATAACCTGCTTTCCGGGAGGCGCTGCAACAACACCTGTACACTTGGTGCATAACAGAATTATTCCTATTATGACGAATATTGCGCCGATAAGCGCCGCTATAGTTCCAGCTCCTGACAGTGCGGCAATAACAAGTCCTATTCCTATTAATAATGACAATAATCCTAATACCATATTAATCACCTTTCAAACTATGTAATACCGCCCTTATTCGGGGCGGCTTTTTTGTTGCTCGATCCACGGCTTGAAAGCCTCGAACACCTGCCGCTCTAACGGCGAAGTGAGAAACTTCCCGCGCCCTCGCAGCTCTTTCATGCGCTTGGCACGATACCCTGCGGCTTCCGCTGAGATATCGCAGATACGGGCTATTTCCTCCGGTTCGTAGGCTTCCAGTCCCCAGAGCACGCAGGCAGGAGCGAGAAGTCTCGCCGCGAACTCGTCCGCCTGGGTCTCCGCGGGTTCGCGCCTGTCCGAAGCTGTCCGAAAATGTCCGGATTTGTCCGGCGCCAGCTCATGCCCGAGCAGGATATGCCCGAGTTCATGAGCGACCGTGAAGCGCGTGCGCCCCCGGACTTCTTCATCTCGATACACTATCTGCCAGTTCCCCGCGCTGTCGAGCAGCGTACAGCCGGAGATTTTTGGGTCCAGCACCTGAATGCTGCTGTTTTTCACGACTTTGATACCATAGAACGCCGCCACTTTCAGGACCTTAACCGGCATTGCCGACGTTCCGGTGCGTATAAGGCAGTTCCACGACGCGTCGCGTGCATCTTTATAAAGCTTATAGGAATCTATAATAATTCACCTCCACAGGATATTGTACCCTGTGGAAGTCGAATTATAGCGCTTTATCAGATGTCATTGTCGGGGTTCTGCGTTTCGTCCGGAGCTTCGTCCAGGCGCTTTTTCTGCTCCGGCGTCAGCATCATGACTCCGGGCGGCCGGTCGTCGGAGCTTCGGGCGATCATCAAAACAGGTGAAGAATTTTTTGATATGCTTTTTAACTTCTCTATTACCCTTGGCTGGCTGTCGGCTGGCAAAGATACAAACATATCAATAATCTTTTTTTCGGTTTCCGAAGCACTAACAAACCTTACGGCTTTAACCATATCCGGCGAAGCGTCGGATTTTTCAAGAAGATCGCCCGGAGATACTCCAAGCGCGTCAGCAAGTGCAACGATTTGTCTTTGCGAGCAGTCCCTTTTCCCGCTTTCGATACAGCTTATTGTTGAGCGGCTAGTATATCCAACTTTTTGAGCAAGTTCGTCCTGGGATAAACCTTTTTCAATTCGGATTCGTTTCACGTTATCACCGAGAATTGACATTTAATCACCTCCTAACACATACTATTATATCACCGCGTTTGCTATTTGTCAACATAAATTGACTATACATTTTCAACAAAAATTGACGTATGTTTTTGTGCAAACTTTTTTGTAATAAAATGTTGACAGCGAGCAAACAAAGTGCTATAATGTAAGTGTTGACAGAGAGCAAACAAGAAAAGAGGTGATAAAAATGACAGATACCAATAAGCTCCGTCAGTTTATGGAAGCAAGAGGCTATACGGTAAGGCGGCTCGCTTCTGCAGTAGGCATTTCCCATGAAGCAATGTACCAGAAGATAAACAACGAACGTGGATTCAAGGCTTCTGAAATAATGAACATAGCAGAGGTGCTTGGGCTTAGCCGTTCCGAAAGAGATAGCATATTTTTTTGCCGCTGATGTTTGCTACTAGCAAACAGATTAATTTCAACAAGACGATAAAATCTGCGAAAGGGGGGTGAGAGAGGTGGAAGCAGTATCAGCGGAGTTAATATCAGTAATCAGAGTAAGAAGCACCGCAGGGGACGGAACAGAAAACGACCCCATAAGAGAGGTCGTTGACTATTTTTTTGCCTAATGGCATGCAGATAGCGCACGAGGATAGCTTTTATTCGGTGTGACTATCGAGGAACTTTTAGGGAGGTAATCACAATGCCATCAACAGCAGCGACAGTCCGCGTACCGCAGATAACATCTCTGGAAACTGCGATACGGCTGTACTACGAGCGAATCGAGCTTTCCAACAGCGACATCAGGGAACTTTTCGGGAAGCTCGCGCCCGCGACCATCAAGAGCCTGAAAAACAAGGCTCTGGCGATAATGACCGAGCGAAACACTCCGGTCTGGAATGCTCAGCGCGTGAACACGGAGATAGCCTACGAAGCATGGGGTCTCAACATCACAGACCTTGAGCGCAGGCTGAAGAAACTGAAAGCTTTGGAGGTGAAATCATGACCGAACAGGAAAGAATCGACCTGATAGCCGAGATCGCGGCAGACATCGAAGAGATAAACGGAGGGAGCCATGCTGACAACATTTGAATTAAGCAAGAAGCTCGCAGAGCTGAACACCGAGTTCTGCAAAATGCTGAGCACCAATGACGGCGCCGAGCTGCTCCGCTGGATCAGCGTTACGATGGAGTTCACGGAAGCGCTGCTCGCGGAATCCGTGGATTCGGGAGGCCTTACGCAGAACGAGCGCGGGGCGATTCTCGCGGCGAAAGCCTCGAGTAAAAATCACTACGACAATCTCCGGTACCTTTTAAAGAGCCGGACAGAGAGGGATCAGGGATGAAGATACTAATAGCCTGCGAGGAATCCCAGGCGGTATGTAAAGAAATGCGCCGGCTCGGACACGAAGCATACAGCGCCGATATCCAGGACTGTTCTGGCGGTCACCCGGAATGGCATATCAAGGGCGATGTTCTTCCGCTAATCAACGGACGGTGCGAATTCGTCACCATGGACGGCGAGCGGCATGAGATTCCTGACAGATGGGATATGCTGATAGCGCACCCGCCGTGTACATATCTTTCAAGCGTAACAACACGGCATTTGTCGCTGAAAATGACACCGCCAGAAAAGGTTGTTGCCCGAATGTGGAAGCTTGCTGAAGCCGCTGTATTCTTTATGCAATTTGCGCTTGCTGATTGTGAACGCATATGCGTCGAAAATCCTCTTGGCTTTATGTCCACGCTTTGGAGAAAGCCAGACCAGATAGTACAACCTTATTATTTCGCCGAAAACCCGGACGATATAGAGAACTACCAAAAGAAGCGCACCTGCTTCTGGCTGAAAGGGCTGAAACCGCTTCAACGGACAACTCAACTTGCGCCGCCTCAGCCTTACGGATACACTAAGAGCGGACACCCTATTAACTTTGAAGAGGCTGGCGGGAAAATAGCTGGGGTTCAGCACGGTGGAAGCCGTGCCAAAGCTCGTTCCAAAACATTCCCCGGAATCGCCCGGGCAATGGCGGAGCAGTGGGCTGGGAGGTGCGAGGCGTGAAGAAATACATACCCTACGCAATAGCCGCCCTAATAGGCTTCCACCTGCTCTGGCTCGTGTCCGCGCTGAACGGCTGGAGCTACTCCATGAACGGCATGGACATCATGATGGCAGTCACCTGCATTATTATGGTGTGGTCGTTCAAGGGAGCATTCCTCGGAGAAAGGAGGACAAGCAATGTACACGTCAGAGCAAAGAGACACAGCGGTCGAGCTGTACCGCAGAGGAAACAGCCTGAGGACATGCGCTAAGGCTATAGGCTGCTCGCACGGCATAGTCCGGAAATGGATCAGCGAAACAGACGTACCCGTAAGAAGATACGGTGCTCACGTCTACCCCGAAGATATCCGCGAGGAGATTCTCAAGGCGCACCACGAGGGGCTGTCGCTCCGGGATATAAAGCGCGGGTTCGGCTGCGCACCACAGACGGTTATTTCATGGGAAAAGAAAAACCGCTCCTGAGCTGGCACTCGGGAAGCGGCAAAACAAAATATTACATGCTCATTATATCATGAGCGGAAAGGTTTGTCAAGTGGACAAGATTTATGGCAAAGGCATAAACTACCGCCCGGTCATTGACGGCAAGCAGGACACCCCGCACAGCAAGGAGATATACCTTGAGAAGCTGCTCCCCCTTGAAGAATACGACAAGATAATCGTGCTCTTTTCGGGCGGGAAAGACAGTCTGGCGTGTGTGCTCCACCTGTTGGAGCTGGGCGTTCCCCAGGAGAAAATCGAACTGTGGCACCACGATATAGACGGCGGCGAGCCGAACCTGCACATGGACTGGCTCCCTACGCAGAATTACTGCCGGGCTGTTGCGGAATACCTCGGAATCAGGCTGCGCGTTAGCTGGCGCATAGGAGGCTTCTGGAGCGAAGTCTACCGCATAGGGGCAAGCAATCCTATCCTTTATGAGAACGGCAGCGAAATTGCCATGTGCAGGCTCTCTGACCGCCAGAAACGAACGCTGGAGCTGAAAGGCAGGCTCATGGGCGAGGGCGGGAGCGCCGAGCTTGAAAGCTACGGCAAGCGCGGGAAATTCCCGGCAAAATCCGCGAACCTTGCGCAGCGCTGGTGCAGCTCGTATCTGAAAATCATGGTCGGCGAGGGCGTTATCCGAAATCTCGAAACCGACCAGCTCAGGGAAATCGGGGAATGCAACAAGTTCCCCGCGAAATCTGGAATAGCAAACGGGCGGTACTGCTCCCCGAACCTCAAGCGAGTAGTCGGCGAAAGCGTTATCCGCGAAATAGAGAGCATAGGCAGCCGCATGAAGTTCCCGGCTAAAGGGAGCTGTCAGTCTGGGCGTTGGTGTTCCGGCAGTCTGAAAGCCTCTGTGCAGAACGGCGTAACAAGCAGCCTTGAACAGACAAGGCAGGACGTGAAGCTGTTGGTGGTATCCGGCGAGCGGCGCGAGGAAAGCAAGGGGCGGAGCAAATACAACGAAATTGAGCTGCATCCTACAAACGCAACCGCAAAGGCAAAGCGCCTTGTACATACATGGCGAGCGGTCATTGACTGGTCGGAAGCGGGAATATGGGACATCATCAAGCGCTGGCACATAACTCCGCACCCCTGTTATTTTGCAGGCTGGAACCGCTGCTCCTGCGCAATGTGCATATTCGGTCTGCCGAAGCACTGGGCGGGTATCAGGGAGCTGTTTCCGGACTGGTACGAGCAGTTTCGCAATGCGGAAATTGAACTGAACTTCACGCTCGATAACAAGAAAAATCTTGACGAGTACATAGGGGACGCGGAAAGCTGCGTCTGCCGGGACAATCCTAGAGCAATCCAGCAGCTTCTATCCGGCGAATTCTCCGTAGATGATGTCTACGCGGAGGACTGGCAGTACCCGGCGGGAGCTTTCAAGGGCGCGGACGGCGGTCCGTGCTGATGAACAATTATTTATGGAGGGACAAATCATGATAAAAATAACCAACCTTGAACTCGAAAACATAAAGCGCATAAAAGCAGTCCAGCTCACCCCGTCGGAGAGCGGTCTGACAGTCATCGGCGGGAACAACGGCCAGGGCAAGACTTCCGTGCTGGACGGTATCGCGTGGGCGCTGGGCGGCGACAAGTTCAAGCCCTCGCAGCCGCAGCGGGACGGCTCGGTAATTCCTCCGCACCTGCGCGTGACCCTCTCGAACGGGCTTATCGTGGAACGCAAGGGGGATCGCGGAACGCTGAAAATCACCGACCCAAACGGCGGCAAAGGCGGTCAGCAGCTCCTCAACGAGTTCATCGGGCAGCTTGCCCTCGACCTGCCGAAATTCATGCAGGCGACCAGCAAGGAAAAGGCGCAGACCCTCCTCCGGATAATCGGCGTGGGGGACAAGCTCGCCGCCCTCGAACAGCAGGAGCAGAACGCCTATAATCAGCGCCGCGCTGTCGGGCAGGTCGCCGACCAGAAGCAGAAGTACGCCTACGAGCTCCCGGACTACCCCGAAGCCCCCGCCGAGGAGGTCAGCATTTCCGAGCTGCTCCGCAGTCAGCAGGAGATACTCGCGAAGAACGGCGAAAATCAGCGCCTGCGGCAGAACCGCGATATATGCGAGCAGGAGCTGCTCCGCGCCCGGCAGGAGTACGACCGCGCCGCGGAAGTCCTCGCAAAGGCTCAGCAGGCAGCCGAAACCGCCCGCAAGTCCGCTGCCGACCTCACGGACGAAAGCACCGCCGAGATCGAGCAGAGCATTCACGACATCGACGTTATCAACGCGAAAGTCCGGGCAAGGCGCGAGCGTACCCGCGCCCTCACGGAGGCGCAGGAGACCCGCGAGCAGTACAACGAGCTGACAGCGAAGATAGAGGATATCCGCGCGCAGAAAACCGCCCTGCTGGACGGCGCAGACCTCCCGCTGCCGGGGCTTTCCGTGCAGGACGGCGAACTCACCTACAACGGCGCAAAGTGGGACTGCATGAGCGGCGCGGAGCAGCTGCGGGTATCTGCGGCGATAGTCCGCAGGCTGAACCCGCAGTGCGGATTCGTGCTGATGGACAAGCTGGAGCAGATGGACGCCGCGACCCTCGCGGAGTTCGGCAAATGGCTGGAGCAGGAGGGCTTGCAGGTGATAGCGACCCGCGTAAGCACCGGCGGCGAGTGCAGTATCATCATCGAGGACGGCTATGCGAAGCCGACTGAACAGCCTGCAAATACAGCCGCTACAGCCGCGCCGACAATCACCAGCGCAGGCACGTACGCCGCCCCGCAGAGGGCAACCTGGAGTAAAGGAGTATTCTGATGGATTTCAACATTTCAACCGGAAAAGTACACACCGCCGTTAAAACGGTGATTTACGGCGCGGAGGGAATCGGCAAAACGACACTCGCGGCGCAGTTCCCAAGCCCCCTTTTCATCGACACCGAGGGAAGCACGAAGCAGCTCGACGTAGCGAGATTGCCCGCGCCGTCAAGCTGGGAAATGCTCCTCCAGGAGCTGGATTTCGTCCGGGACAAGCGCCCCTGCGCGACCCTCGTTATTGACACCGTGGACTGGGCGGAGCAGCTCTGTATAGCCGACCTCTGCGCGAAGAACGGCAAATCCGGTATCGAGGATTTCGGCTACGGCAAGGGCTGGGAGTTCGAAAAGGAGAGCTTCGGGAAGTTTCTGAACAAGCTGACGGAGGTCATAAACGCCGGGATAAATGTCACGCTGACCGCGCACGCGGCGCTCCGGAAGTTCGAGCAGCCGGACGAAATGGGAAGCTACGACCGCTGGGAAATGAAGCTCGGCAGCAAGACCACGAACAAGATATCCCCGCTGATAAAGGAATGGGCGGACATCGTGCTGTTCTGCAACTACAAGACCGTCGTAGTCCAGACGGACAAGGACGGCAAGAAACACAAGGCGCAGGGAAACCGCCGCGTGATGTACACCCAGCACCACCCCTGCTGGGACGCCAAGAACCGCTACGGGCTCCCGGAGGAGATTCCGATGGAGTACGCGCAGATAGCGCAGATCTTTTCAAATTCGGAATTCGGAATGCGGAATTCGGAATTAAGGGGTCCTGCTCCGCAGGACGGGATTTCAATTCCTGCGAATGATACGGTGCCTGCTCCGAGTGCTTCCGCGCCAGTTCAGCCGGGTATTCCGCAGAGCCTTGCCGACCTGATGGCGGCGTCCGGAATCACAGAACAGCAGATACGCGCGGCGGTCGCGATGAAGGGCTACTTTCCGGAGGATATGCCGATAAGCGCCTACCCGGAGGACTTCGTCAGCGGCGTTCTGGTCGGCGCGTGGAAGCAGATAGTAGATTTCATCAACGAGCAGAAATACCCGTTTTAAGTGCAGTAAAATGCAGTAATATGCATGATAAACTCGGTCAGGGAGGAAAAAGAACTCCCGGAACATTTTATAGGAGGACACCACAATGTCAGAAATCGAAAGAGAATTAGGCTGGGACGACGAAATATCCCGCGAAAGCGACTTCACGATAATCCCGGAGGGCGACTACGACTTCACCGTGACCGGCTTCGAGCGCGGACGTTACGACGGCTCGGAGAAGCTCCCGCCCTGCAACATGGCGATAGTTACCCTCGCGGTAACGCTGCCGGACGGAAGCACCGCGAACCTCAGGCACAGACTGTTCCTGCACACCCGCTGCGAGGGACTGCTCTCCGCGTTCTTCACCGGAATCGGTCTGAAGCGCAGGGGCGAACCTCTCCGCATGAACTGGAACGCCGTCCCCGGTGCGCACGGCCGCTGTAAGATAACCGTCCGCAGCTGGAAGGGCAAGAACGGCGAGGATATGCAGTCGAACGACATAAAGAAGTTCTATGATCCGTTTGAAAATTCATCTGCCCCTGCCCAGAACGCCCCGCAGACCGCGCCCCAGAGCGTACCCCAGGCACAGCCGCAGTATCAGCCCGCGCCTCAGCAGTACGCTCAGCCGCCGCAGTATCAGCAGGCTCCGCAGACCGCCCCCGCTAATCAGCCCTCCGGCGTATTCACTCCCGGAAAGTGGTGATACCCGATGTCAGAAAATCAGCTCACATTAATGGAGCCCGCCCCCGCCGAACCTGCGGTCAGACCCGCGCCGATAGCGCTCCGACCCTACCAGAACGAAGCGAAAGCCGCCGTGCTGGGTCAGTGGGAGCAGGGCGTACAGCGCACTTTACTGGTGCTCCCGACCGGCTGCGGCAAGACGATAGTTTTCGCGAAGATATCCGAGGACTGCGTGAAGCGCGGCGAGCGCGTGCTCATTCTGGCGCACCGCGGGGAGCTCCTGGAGCAGGCGGCGGACAAGATACATAAAGCCTGCAATCTCAACTGCGCCGTCGAGAAAGCCGAGGAGACCTCCCTCGGCTCGTTCTGGCGGATAACCGTCGGGAGCGTGCAGACCCTCATGCGGGAGAGCCGCCTCGCGCGGTTCCTGCCGGATTACTTCGACACTATCATAATAGACGAGGCTCATCACGCCGTCTCCGACAGCTATCAGCGGATATTACAGCACTTCAGCGGCGCGAAAGTCCTCGGCGTGACTGCGACCCCCGACCGCGGCGACATGAAGAATCTCGGTCAGGTGTTCGATTCCCTGGCGTATGAGTACACCCTTCCCCGCGCTATCCGGGAGGGCTACCTCTGCCCGATAAAGGCGCTGACTATCCCGCTGAACCTCGACCTCACCGGGGTTTCCGTCCAGGCTGGGGACTTCCGCGCCGCAGACCTCGACACCGCCCTCGAGCCGTATCTCTATCAGATAGCCGACGAAATGCTCCGCAACTGCGCCGACCGCAGGACCGTGGTGTTCCTGCCGCTGGTCAAGACTTCCCAGAAGTTCCGGGATATCCTCAATCAGCGCGGATTCCGGGCGGCGGAGGTCAACGGAAATTCCGACGACCGCGCGGAGATACTCCGGGATTTCGAAGCCGGAAAGTACAACGTGCTCTGTAATTCAATGCTCCTCACCGAGGGCTGGGACTGTCCCTCTGTGGACTGCGTGATAGTCCTCCGCCCGACAAAGGTGCGCGGACTTTACTGCCAGATGGTGGGCAGAGGAACGCGGCTCAGCCCCGGCAAGAAAGACCTGCTGTTACTGGACTTCCTCTGGCATACTCAGCGGCACGAGCTGTGCAGACCCGCGCACCTCATCTGCGAGAGCGGCGAGGTAGCGCAGAAAATGACGGAGAACCTCGCGGCGGCGGGCTGTCCGCTGGACATCACCGAAGCCGAAGAAAGAGCGGAAACCGACGTAGTAGCTCAGCGGGAGGAAGCCCTCGCGAAGCAGCTGGGCGAAATGCGAAAGCGCAAGCGCGCGTTAGTTGACCCGCTCCAGTTCGAGATGTCTATTCAGGCACAGGATTTGTCCGGGTATGTTCCGTCGTTCGGCTGGGAGATGTCCCCGCCGTCGCAGAAGCAGCTTGACGCGCTGGAGAAGTACGGCATTTACCCGAACGAGATAGAGAACGCGGGCAAGGCGGCAATGCTCCTCGACCGCCTGAACAAGCGCCGCATGGACGGACTTTCCACCCCGAAGCAGATACGCCTGCTGGAGAACAAGGGCTTCCTGCACGTCGGCGAGTGGACGTTCCAGCAGGCAAGCAATATGATAACGAGAATCGCCGCAAACGGCTGGCGCGTACCGCACAGCGTAATTCCCGCAGAATACACGCCAGAATAATTCGGAATTCGGAATGCGAAATGCGGAATTTCGGTGTCCGCTATCGCGGACGTATTCCGATTGTATCGAATTTAAATCAGTCCCGCGGAGCGGGACACATTCATTCCGAATTCATAATTCCGAATTCCGAATTTGAAAGAAAGGTGCTTATGAATCTAACAGAATGTTTAAAATACATAGACCCCGCGTCGCTGGACTATCAGACCTGGGTGAACGTCGGCATGGCGCTGAAACACGAGGGGTATTCCTGCGACGTCTGGGACGACTGGAGCCGCAGCGACAGCCGCTATCATTCCGGCGAGTGCGCGAAGAAGTGGGAGAGCTTCGGCGGGAATCCGAAACCCGTCACCGGGGCGACAATAGTCCAGCTCGCAAAGGAGCGCGGAATGCCCGTCGCGGAAAGCCGCGCCCTGGACTGGGACGACGAGATATCATACGAAGCCCCGGAGGAGCACGTCGTGGTCAACAGGAACTGGGTGGAGGGGCGCGAGATAAACCCGCCCGCCGACTGGAATCCCGCGCGGGAAATGATCCGCTACCTGGAAGCGCTGTTCGAGCCGGAGGACAAGGTCGGCTATGTCATGCAGAGCTACGAAAAGGACGGCAGGTTCATTCCCGCGAACAAGGGCGCCTACGACCGCACGGCGGGTCAGCTCATTGCGCACCTGTCGAAATGCGGCGGCGATGTCGGCGCAGTCCTCGGGGACTACAACCCGCGCGCGGGGGCGTGGATACGCTTCAATCCTCTGGACGGCAGGGGTATCAAGAACGAGAACGTAACGGAGTTCCGCTACGCCCTGGTGGAGAGCGACAACGTCGATATCGAACAGCAGAACGCGATAATCCGCGAGCTGGAGCTCCCGGTCGCGGCGCTGGTCTACAGCGGCAAAAAGAGCCTGCACGCTATCGTCCGAATCGACGCGGAGAACTACGAGGAGTACCGCCGCCGGGTGGATTTCCTCTACCAGATATGCCAGAAGAACGGCTTACAGCCCGACACGCAGAACCGCAATCCCTCGCGGCTGTCGAGGATCCCGGGCGTACAGCGCGGCGAGAACCGGCAGTACATAGTCGATACGAACATCGGCAAGGCGGGCTGGAACGAGTGGCGGGAGTGGATAGAGGGCGTGAACGACGACCTCCCGGGCTTCGAGAACGCGGCGGATTTCTGGAACGACATGCCGGAGCTTGCGCCGCCGCTTATCGGTGGAGTTCTCCGGCAGGGGCACAAAATGCTCATCGCGGGACCCTCGAAGGCGGGCAAGTCGTTCGCGCTGATAGAGCTGTGCGCGGCTATCGCGGAGGGGCGGGAGTGGCTCGGCTGGAAAGTCGCCCAGGGCAGGGTGCTGTACGTCAATCTGGAGCTGGACAAGGCTTCCTGCGAGCACAGATTTGCTGACATCTACAACGCGCTCGGCTGGAAGCCGGAGAACCTCCGGAACATCGACATCTGGAACCTGCGCGGCAAGTCCGTGCCTATGGACAAGCTCGCGCCGAAGCTGATACGCCGCGCCGCAAAGCGAGATTACCTCGCGATAATCATCGACCCTATCTATAAGGTCATCACCGGCGACGAGAATTCCGCCGACCAGATGGCGCACTTCTGCAACCAGTTCGACAAGGTCTGCACGGAGCTTGGCTGCGCGGTGATATACTGCCACCATCACTCAAAGGGAGCGCAGGGAGCCAAGCGCAGCATGGACAGAGCCTCCGGCTCCGGCGTGTTCGCCCGCGACCCGGACGCGCTTCTCGACCTCATCGAGCTGGGGCTTCCGGAGGCGCTCATTAAGGAGGAGCAGAACAAGGCGGTGTGCAATATCTGCTATGATCTGCTCGTCCGCAGCGGCAAGGCAGGCGGCATTTCACAGGACGACATGGTTACGGCTAAGGCAATGCGGGAGCACGTCAGAAACGCGCTTTCGGGGGATTCCCTGCGGCAGGCGGAGGAAAGTATATCGGCGGCGGAGAAGCTGGCTGAAAGCCGTTCCGCGTGGCGTATCGAGGGTACTCTGCGAGAGTTCCCGAAGTTCCCGCCGGTGAATGTGTGGTTCGATTATCCGATACATAGGATAGACATGTCGGGGGTGCTGAAAGATATTCAGCTTGACGCCCCGGCGCAGCCCTGGCAGCGGAATTTCAGCAAGAAAAAATCCGACAAGGAGCGCAAGGACGAGCGCAAGGAATCTATAGAAACAGCATATAATGCGTGCAATTTAGATGGGAAAGTAACGCTGAAAGACCTAGCGGAATACACCGGAAAATCCGAAGATACCGTCCGCAGGTACATAAAAGAACACGGCGGTTTCTGGATAGACGACGGCGAAGTCGGTAAAAAGTAAGTTGCAAACTCGATAAACCGCAAACCGCAAAATCGAGATTTTGCAAATGCAAAGTCGATAGTGCATTTCCGAGAATGCAACCGCAAAAATCCCGACTTTGCGTACTGCTGTTGCAGGTATATATACTACGTATATATAGTCTTGCGACTTTCCCTCCGGTCAGGGGGGAAGTAGTCGTGCGACAGCTTACGCACGACGACTCCTTCCCCTGTCCTGACAAAGCAATTTTTTCTCAGAAAGGAGAATGTAATAATATGGCAAATGAATGTTACAACTGCGGCGCATATGATTCAGACCGCGAGGGCTGCACAATGCCTAGCTGCGATAAATCCTATGCGTGTCCCTTGGAGGATTCCTCATTGCAGTTCTTCCTGCCGATGATACCGCCGACGGTGACGGCGCAGGAACACAAGGTTTCCGTCAGGAACGGCAAGCCGGTGTTCTACGACCCTCCGGAGCTTAAAGAAGCCCGCGCGAAGCTCACGGCGCACCTGGCACAGCATAAGCCGGATAAACCGTATACCTGCGGAGTTCGGCTGATAACACGGTGGTGCTTCCCGGTAGAGGGTCACGCTGACGGCGAGTACAGAACGACAAAGCCGGACACGGATAATTTGCAGAAGCTCCTCAAGGACTGCATGACTGCGGTCGGATTCTGGAAGGACGACGCGCTTGTCGCTTCGGAGCTGTGTGAGAAGTTCTGGGCGCAGATTCCCGGGATTTTTGTAAGAATCGAGGTGCTCGACTCCGTCGAGTTATGTGCAGCCTTTCCCGCCGGAGGGGCGGGAATTTCGCCTGACGGCGAAACCGCACGCACACAGGAGGTGCTGTCATGAAGCTCGAAGAAGTCACGAAAGCGGCGGAGCAGGGCGCGGTAGTCCTGCATACGCACATGGGGATAACCTCCAGGTGCAGGATATCCGGAGTTATCACGCGGTACGCGAAGCACTCCGGCTGGACGTACTCCCTGGAGCTTACGGACGTAAATACGCCCAGCGTGATAATCGCCGCGCTGGACGAGGTGGAGGTGGAGAAATGAAACTAATGATAAAGCGGCTTTTTTGCAGGCATGATTACCAGTGGTGCAGGAAAATCCAGAGTTTTTCGGGGCTGAACGGCGTGGCTTACGACGATGATAAGTGCGTGTGCGAGGCGGTCGTCCGGAAGTTTTACGGCTGCGAACCCCGCATTCTTGTGAGATTGGAGGATATAAATGGATCACTACATTAAGCGCGAGGACGTGGAGAAAGCAATAGCCACTATCCGCAAGACGTATCTCAAAGCGAAAAATTTCAACGCTCTGTCTGCTATCGACTGCGTTGCCGGAGAGATTCGGGACGAGGTCAGCGACATTCCCGTGTTCCCTATCGACTGTCATCGGATCGTTGACGCTGAGAACATTCTGCTTGATGACAGCATTTACAGCGTAACAGCGATCTATTATCCCGATGGCGGCGAAGCGCCTTATGTGAAAGAATACCACGATTTTCAGTGTCTTGCGGATATTCCTACCATCGAACACGGCTTTGTTGAAGTCCTGGTAGAAAAACCGCTGGAAGGCGAAGTTTTCTATTACTGCAAGGACGAAGGCGGCTGGCAGCGGAGAGGGATCACCTGCGGATATGCTTGATGGAGGTGAGCGGTGATGAAACATGACCTTGATGAACTCGACGCGGGACAGCTCGACCTCATGTGGAGCTGCCTGAAACTCCGTAAGGAAATAGCATACAAGTCAGATGTCAGAGCACTGATACGAAACCTTGACGCTATCAGACAGGCGATAGTGCAGATGACCGGAGGGGAACAGGCGCAGTCAAGCTCATCATCGGTACGCTTTTCAGAAATCGGCACATATGTCAATTCGGCTATTGTCGCAGCACTCTGGCTTAGAGTTACTGGGGTGCTTGACAAGCTGATGGATATTCTTCCGGAGGTGAGCGGTGATGAGCCGTAAAGAAGAGTATCGGTGGTACAAGAGTATCGGGATCTGCCCCGTATGCCACAAAACGGCAATGCAAAAAGGGTATCAGACCTGCCTGGAATGCAGAATGAAGATGAGGGAATATGTGGCTGATAGAAAGAGCAGGATGAACGCTGAACAGCTCGGCGACATCAGTCGGCGAACTATCGAAGCAAACAAGCGAATGTATGTGCGCCGTAAAGAAGCGAACCTCTGCACGCACTGCGGAAAAAGACCGGCTGACGATGGCAAAACCACCTGCAGGTACTGCCGGGAAAAGTACAATCGAAAGAGACGTGAACAAAACGCAATGCGAGGCGGGAGTCATTATGATAAGTCCATAGTTCGCAAGGGAACCAGATTGTTTTGCGTGATTCCGGCGGAGCCGGGCGAGCACGGAGCTTACGTCTGCGAAGATATATGCCTGAAGCGTAGCGATGGCATGGTATATATCAAGGACGGAGAGTTCCCTGTTGGCTACATCGGGAAATCATGGTTCTTAAATCGCGCGGAAGCCGAGAAAGCAATGGAGGCGAGCAAAAGTGATTAGTGCATTCATAGGCGCATACATCGAAGCCGCTGAGACTATGCGCCGGATTGAGCGCAGCGAGAAGTGTGCACGCTCTGAAAGTGATTTCAAGAGGTTCACGGCTAAGAAAAGCCGGAACAGGAAGCAGAAGCGCAAGGGAAAGAAAAAGAGGTGAGCGGGAATGAGTGAATACATAGACCGCCAGGCGCTGTTAGACGCTATTCCTTCCACGAAGGAGGACAAGCAGATTTCTCTCTTTGGCGCAGTAGCTGACTTTATTTCGCTGGTGTGCGATGTTCCTGCCGCTGACGTTGCACCAGTAGTGCACGCCCACTGGAAAGGCTACCATACGCAAGACCCGTACTGCTCTAATTGTGGGTTTTCTTATGACCGCGAGGAAGGCGAATATGCCCAGACAACAGATTACTGCGGCAACTGCGGCGCTAAGATGGACGGAGGTGATAACATCATGAATACAAACCCTGAATGCTTTACGCCGGAGGGAAACAATCCATACCCGCTGTGTACTGGTAAGGATATGCCGGAATGCGAAAACTGTCAGCTTCGCGCTGGCTGGAATGGAGGTGACACAGATGCCTGAAATAAGGCTGAAACCCTGCCCGTTCTGCGGGGGCGAGGCATATTACAGAACGCCTACACACTTAAAAGGGACCGCTTTCGATGTAATGATGGTCGAATGCAAACAATGCGGCGCCTCGCCATACGCGGTAGAAGTTTATGAAAATGATACCGAAGAAAACAAACGTAAGACAATTTCTGAGTTTTGGAACAGGAGGGCTGAATGACCGCAAAAGAATACCTCTCGCAGTACAAGAACCTGAACGACAGCATAAACGCGAAGCTGGAGCAGGTCGGGGAGCTTCGCAGGAAAGCGCAGACGGTAAGCTCCGGAAGCTCGGACGGCGCGCGCAGCTCCACGCCCCGCGACCGTATCGGCGAGATAACCGCCCGGATAGTCGACCTGGAGCGCGAGATAAACGAGGACATCGACCGCAGCATAGACCTCCAGCGGGAGATACGCGCGGCGATAGCGACCGTCCCGGAGGTGCGCCTGCGCACGCTGCTGGAGTACAAGTATATCAACCTGCTGACCCTCGACGAAACCGCCGTCCGCATGAATTACAGCTATCCGCAGATATGCCGCCTGCACGGGCGGGCGCTCCAGCACGTAAAGATGATATGGAATGATAGCTGAAAATGTGCTATACTAGTATCATGAAATACTGAAAAGCGCCCGAAGCAATCGCCCGGGCGCTGTTTCTATGCCGAAAGGAGGAACCGCCATGACCGAAAAGCAGAAGCGCTTCTGCGACGAATACCTGATAGATCTGAACGGGACCCGCGCGTATAAAGCCGCATATCCGAATGTGAAATCAGACAAAGCAGCCGGAGCAGCTTCGGCGCGTTTGTTAGGAAATGTTAGCATTCGAGCCTACCTCGACGAGCGCCTTGAACAGCTACATAACGAGCGCACCGCCGACGCCGCCGAGGTCATGGAGTACCTCACGGCGGTGCTGCGCGGCGAGAGCGAGGCTTCCGTCGTCGTTGTCGAGAGCGTAGGCGACGGCTGCTCCGAAGCCCGGACGATCACGAAGCCCCCGGACGAGCGCGAGCGCCTGAAAGCCGCCGAGCTTCTCGGTAAGCGGTTCGGGCTGTTCACCGATAAGGTGAACGTATCCGGCAGTGGCGTAGTCCAGATAGTGGACGATATCCCAGATGGTTAATCTTCGCGACATCATCGCCCCTCCGTTCTATGCGCTCCACCGCGATATCGCCGCCGGACTGCACACGCACTACTGGCTCAAAGGCGGCAGAGGTTCCACCAAGTCCTCGTTTGTGGGCGCGGAAATACCCCTCGGCATGATGAAGGATCCGCAGGCGAACGCCGTAGTGATCCGCAAAGTCGGGCTGTACCTCAAGGACAGCGTATACGAGCAGCTCCTCTGGGCGATAGACAAGCTCGGCGTTTCTCATCTCTGGCAAGCGAAGCTGTCGCCGCTGGAGCTTGTGTACACTCCCACCGGGCAGCGGATACTGTTCCGGGGCGCGGACAAGCCGAAGAAGCTCAAATCCACCAAGGTGCACAAAGGGTACATAAAGTACGTCTGGTACGAGGAAGCGGACGAGTTCGCGGGGATCGAGGAGATACGCACGATAAATCAGTCGCTGCTGCGCGGCGGCAGTAAATTCACGGTGTTCTACACCTATAACCCGCCGAAGTCCCAGCGCAACTGGATAAACGCAGAGGTCACAGTACCCGCGCCAGATAAGCTCGTCCACCATTCCGATTATCGCGGAGTTCCTCCGGAATGGCTCGGGGAGCAGTTCATCGCGGAAGCGGAATACCTCCGCAGAAACAATCCCAACGCCTACGCGCACGAGTATCTCGGAGAGGTCACCGGCACCGGCGGCGAGGTGTTCCCGAACATCACGGTGCGGGAAATTTCCCCGGAGGAACGCGCCGGATTCGCGCATATCCATCGAGGTCTGGACTGGGGCTACGCCGCCGACCCTACCGCATACGTTGTCTGCGCCCTCGAAAAGGGGCGGCTGTACATATTCGGTGAGATTTATCGCTACGGCATAAAGTACGACCCGCTCGCGGAAGCGATAAGGGCTGAAAACCCGCTGAACGGCGCGATATACGCCGAATCCGCCGACCCGCGCAGCAACGACGAACTCCGCGCCAGGGGGCTGAAAATCACCGCCGTGAAGAAAGGCGCGGGGTCAGTCGAGCACGGCATAACCTGGCTCCAGAACCTCGCGGAAATAGTCATCGACCCGGTGACCTGCCCGAACGCGAAGCGCGAGTTCTGCGGGTATGAGCTTATCCCGGACGGAAACGGCGGCTTCCGGGACGAGTTCCCGGACAAGGATAACCACTCGATTGACGCGGTGAGATACGCCCTTGAAAACGACATAGGGCGCAGGAAAGCCAGAATCGGCAACAGAAAGGAGATGGGCATTTACTGATGATAAAGCCCTTCACGATATCCGCAGATATTCCGGTCACACCGGAGGCCGCCTGCAAGTTCATCAGGGAGCATACCCTGCACACGCACGCCAGATACGACGCGCTGGAGCGCTACTACGAGGGACTGCACCCGATATGCAGCCGTGAGAAGCGTTCAGTCCTCGCAAACAACAAGCTCGTCTGCAATCACGCGAAATACATCTCGGACACCTGCGTAGGCTACTTTGCGGGCAATCCGGTGAAGTATTCCGGCGATGGCATAGAGCCGCTCCTGGAGCTTCTGAGAGCCGCTGACAGCGACACTCAGGACATAGACCTCGCGCAGAAGGCGAGCATATTCGGCACGGCGTACGAGTTCATCTACACCGACGAGGACGGACAGCCCCGGCTGTATTCACCGGACCCGCGCCAGGCGTTCGTTATCTACGACGACACGGTGCGGCAGAAGCCGGTCGCGGGGGTGTATTATTACAAGCTCCACGACAGCGTTACGAACCAGGATACCGGGTATTCCGTGTATCTCTGCGATACTGAAAATGTCATGCATTTCACGACCGACACGGGCTTTTCTGTTGCGGGCGGGGCTGAGAGCAGACCTCACGGAATGGGCGGGGTGCCGCTCATCGAGATATACAACAATTCCACCTGCGGCAGCGATTTCGAGCCTGTCCTGTCGCTCATCGACGCGTACAACGTCCTCCAGAGCGACCGCGTGAACGACAAGGAGCAGTTCGTCGAGGCAATACTGCTTATCAAGGGTTCAGTCCTCGGCGACGATAACGACGAGAAATCCGAAAGCTACAAGGCGCTCCGGGAGAACGGTCTGCTGGAGCTCGACGCAGACAGCTCCGCCGAATGGCTGACGCGGCAGTTCGACGAGAACAGCGTGGAGGTGCTCCGCAAGTCGCTGGAGCAGGATATACACAAGTTCGCGAACGTCCCCTGCATGAGCGACGAGAGCTTCGGCGGGAACGCTTCCGGCGTTGCAATGCGCTATAAGCTCCTCGGATTCGAGCAGATAACGAAAATCAAGGAGCGCTACTTCCGGGAGGGTTTGAAGGAGCGCCTGCGGCTTCTCTGCAACTGGCTGAGCACCACCGGGAAAGCCGCTATCAGCAGCCGGGATATTTCGATACAGTTCACCAGGGCGCTTCCGGTCAACGAAACCGAGGTCGCACAGCTTGTTTCCGAGCTGCGTGACATGGTTCCGCGGGAGATCCTGCTCGGGCTTCTGCCCTTTGTGGACGACCCCGAGGGAGCCGCTGAGAAGGTCAGGGAGCAGCAGAACGATTTCACGAACCTCCCGCCGGATATGATCGATGAACAGCCGTGATTACTGGGAGCGCCGCGCCGCTCAGGACATGTACGACCGCATGGGCACTGCCGAGGAAACCGCCGCCGAGATGAACGCGGCGATAAATCAGACCTCCGCGTATCTCGAAAAGGAAGTCAAGGCGGTCATGCGCGGAATGCAGTCTTTCGGTATCTCCGAAGCGGAAGCGAAAAAGATACTGAACGCCGCCGGTGACGGCACGGCGCTCCAGAGGCTCCGGAAAGCGGCGCAGCAGGTCGGCGACCCTGATAAACGCGAAGCGCTGCTGAACGCGATAAACAGCGCCGGAGCGTACCGTTACCGAATAACCCGGATAGAGGAGCTGAACAGGGATATCAACCGCCAGTGTCGGGAGCTGTACAAGACCGAGAACCGGCACATCACGTCCGCGCTGCGGAATGTCGCGGAGGACAGCTACTACCACGAAATATTCAGCATTCAGAAAGGCACGGGGCTGGGGTTCAGCTTCTCAAAGTTCCCCCGGCAGGACGTTGACCGGATTCTGCGTTCCAACTGGAGCGGCGGAAATTACTCACAGCGTATCTGGAAGGACGTAAGCGGCATGACGGCTAGGCTGAAAAGCGAGCTTCTCGTCAGTATGCTGTCGGGGCGTTCCGGCGAAAAGACCGCCCGGATATTTCAAGAGCAGTTCGGGGTGAACGCGTTCTGCGCACGGCGCATAGTCCGGACGGAGAGCGCATATGTCGCGAATGCCGCGCAGAAGTCCGCATATTCCGAAGCTGGAATCGACCGCTATAGGTTCGTTGCTACGCTTGATTCACGCACCTGCGAATGCTGCGCCGCCCTGGACGGCAAGGTGTTCGACCTCGCAAAGGCAAAGCCCGGCACGAACTACCCGCCCATGCACCCGTTCTGCCGCTCGACCACCATCGCGGACTTCGGCGACGAGGAGCTTGCAGGTCTGGAGCGCCGGGCTAAGGATAAGGACGGGAATACCGTTAAGGTCCCGGCGGGTATGACTTACGAGCAGTGGAGGCAGGGGCTTTCCGGGAACGGCGTCGCGGTTCAGCTTACATTCGACGATATGAAGAATTCTATTGACAAATCCGGTGAAAGTGGTATAATAGATGTAATAGAACAGGCAACTGGTGCGAAATGCGAAAAGCCAATACCAATTGAAAACGCCGTAGCGGGCGCGAATCCATATTATTCGCAGAGCGCAGATTATCGCGTGAATTGCCAGCGTTGCGTGCAAACGTATGAACTGCGCAGGCGTGGGTATGATGTCATTGCAAAGCCTAAGCCATCGGCAAACAATACTGTTACCTGGGGTTCGGAATGCTTTATACCAAAAGACAAAATCCAGGAATCGTGGAAATCTTTTACGCTTAACCTTTCACAAGCGGCTGTTAAAAATGAGATTCAAAGCTCTCCCGACGGGGCGCGGTATGCTATTTATGTGAAATGGAAAGGCAGAGGAAAGGGCGCTCATGTATTTGTAGCGGAAAAGTTGAATGGTTCAGTCAGGTATATGGATCCGCAAACCGGGCAACAAGATGTTGACCATTATTTTCAAAAAGGATCTCCTGGGAAATTTGGCTTTTTCAGAATGGACGACAAGAGCATTTTAGCTGATTCTGCAACAATTCAATCTATTGTGGAGGTGAAGAAAACATGACTGAAGCTGAAGCAAGGGAAATTTTATCGGCATATCGCGAGTATGATGAAGAAACTGATTCGGAATATGGCTTTCGGATATTAGAATGCATTGAGCAGTCCGGTAGTGGGTTTCTGTTCAAGTGCCAGCCAGATGAAAGCACTGAAGTATGTATTTTAGCCGTCTATCCGGGCGGGCTGGTATTAACTCCTCCTACATAAAGGGGTTAAGTGAATGAGTGAATTTGACAAAGCTCTTGAAACCTACGAGCAGACATTCGATGATTCGTTTCCTATGTCGGCGATGGCGTGTACGTCGCCTGACGAGATCGTGAGCATTATTAGTAAATGTGTTTCCGAAAATAAGGACGTTTATGATATGGGGTATTTATCTATAGACGGCATTTATTGATTTTTCTTGCACCCCGCGCCAAACAGGGTGCTTTTCCATTCCAATAACCAAGCGCTCCGACGGGGCGCTATTTTTATGTTCCCGATATTAATGTCGGGAACATCACGGGAACGCAGCGCGGCAAGATGACGTGCATACAGTTACGGGCAGATAGGTCATTTACGCCCGGAATAATGACCAGCGGGAGCAGGACCCGCCGTTTCCACCATAAGAGCACGTTGAGAAATCAGCGTGCTTTTTTATTGTCCGAAACACGCTGACGACATTAAAAGCCGCGCGGAATACAGTCATACGGACGTTAAACGGAGGTAACTATGGCAGACGAACAGAATACTCAGACCACACAGGCAACGGAGCAGACCGCAGCTTTAAGCGGTGGAGGTGATCCTAACGTATCTGCCCCCGAATCGGAGGGGGAGACCAAAACCGACAAGCCCGCTGAAAAGACGTTCACCCAGGCAGAGCTCAACAAGATCATCGCGGAGCGCCAGAAGCGCTGGGAGAAGAAAGCTGCGGACGAAAAGGCGGAGGCTGAGCGCGTAGCCGCTATGACAGCAGACGAAAAGTCGAAGCATGAGCGCGAGAAGCAGGAAAAGGCTCTCGCAGACCGCGAAGCCGCTCTGACGAAGCGGGAGCGCACCGCCCTCGCAAAGGAGTACCTCGCGGAGAAGAACGTCCCCGCCGCTCTGGTAGGGGCTGTGGACATCTCCGACCCCGACGGTATCGAAACCAGCGCGGCGGCAGTCGCAAAGGCTTTCACGGACGCAGTCAGCGCGGAGGTAGCAAAGAAGTTAGCCGGAGCTCCCCCGAAAAAGGGCGACCCCGGCGCAAAGGACCCATTCCTTGACGGACTGGGAGTTTAACAGGAGGTAATTTTAATGGCAGTAAATCTCGCAACAAAGTATTCTGACAAGGTCGACGAAGTATTCAGGCTCGGAGCGCTCACCACTTCGATGGCGGGCGGGAAGTACGAATTCACCGGAGCACAGACCGTCAAGGTCTACAGCATGGGAACCGCTGAAATGAACGACTACAAGGCGACAGGCTCCAACCGCTACGGCAACCCCGAGGAGCTGGAGGACACCACCGAGGAGCTGACCCTCACTCAGAAGCGTTCGTTCACGTTCACCATCGACGCCACCAACGCGGTGGATTCCCCGGCGGGTATCCGCGACGCGGCAAAGGCGCTCCGCAGACAGCTCGACCAGGTAGTTATTCCGGAGGTGGACGCTTACCGCTTCAAGACCGCCGCGAACAAGGCTGACCACGTAGCGGTCAGCACCACCAGCAATTCCACCGCTTACAGTGATTTTCTCGCGATAAACAGCGCCATCAGCGACGACGAGGTGCCTGCGGTCGGCAGAGTGGCGTACGTTTCCAACGCGTTCCTCAATGCGATAAAGCAGTGCGACGGCTACACCAAGGCTTCCGAGCTTGCGCAGAACATGCTCATCACCGGGCAGGTCGGCGACATTGACGGTGTTAAGATAGTAGCTGTTCCCAAGAGCAGAATGCCCGCCGGAGCGTCGTTCATCATTGCTTACAACGAATCCGTATGCTCCCCGGAGAAGCTCGCAGAATACAAGATCCACGACAATCCTCCCGGTATCGCGGGTCACCTTGTCGAGGGTCTGGTGTACTACGACGCATTCGTCACCGAGAACAAGAAGTGCTCCGTCGGCGTTCACTTCGGCGCTATGGGCGAGATAAGAGCGTCCATGACCGCCGCCGATTCCGGCAGAGGCAGGCTCAGGATCGCGCGCAACGCCGCCGGAAAGCTGATGTACAAGGCAGACAGCTCCGTCACTGTTCCGAAGTTCGGCGCGGCGGCGACTGGATTCACCGAGGTCCCTGCGGACGGCATTATCTCCGCGACTGCCGGAAACAAGGTCGCTGTAGTTTCCGTTGTGGACGATAAGGTCGTAGCGGCTTCCGCCGTATTAGACGCGGCGGTCGGCGCATGACCCCGCTTGAGCGCTTCAAGCTCCTCGCCGGGATAACGGACGATTCGCAGGACGGGTTAATAACCGCCCTGCTGTCGGACGCGGAGGATTCCGTCCGCGACTATATCGGGCGGGAGGAAGTCCCGGCGCGGCTGATATCCGTGCAGGTTCAGCTTGCAGTGATAGCGTACAACAAGCGCGGCGCTGAGGGGGAATCCTCCCGCAGCGAGGGCGGAATTTCCCAGAGCTTCGACGGACTTCCGCCGGAGCTTCTTGCGCGGCTGAAAAACTATCCCAGAAAGGCAGGGGTGCTTTATACGGCTGATTCAGAACAGACTTAAAACGCTCCCGCTGACCCGCGCGGTGACTGCAAGGAGCGCCTATATCGGCACTGAAACCACATGGCAGCATATCGGCGATATCCGCGCGGAAGTCCAGCCGCTCTCCGATAACGCCACCGCCGAACAGTACGGCGTGAAGTTCAGCCGCTCGGTGGAGCTTTTCTGCGATACCGGAACGGATATCCGCGAGCGCGACCGTGTGGAGCTTCCCGGCGGCACATACGAGGTCAGAGGGGTGACTACCTACGGCAACGTCAGGAAGGCGGTGTGCGAGCTGGTATGACGATACGGGAGCTTATCAAGAAAATGCAGTCCGTCCGCGCGGACAGCGGGAAGGTCCTCGACCGCGCCCTGCTCAGGGGCGGCGAGAAGATACGCGGAAACGCCGTCCTGCTCTGCCCGGTGGACACCGGCGAACTCCGGAACAGTATCCGGGTACAGCGGATCGCGCCGGGCGTAGTCACGGTTGGCACCAACAAGGAGTACGCGATATTCGTGGAGTATGGCACAGGCACGCAGGGCGACCCGGGAGTGCCGCACACCGCAAAGCTGCTCTGGCGCTGGCAGGACGAACAGGGCAACTGGCACACCTCGCACGGGCACAGGGCGCAGTCGTTCCTCCGGGCGGCGGTCGGGAAGAACGAGGAAAAGAAGATATACGCCATCGTCGCGGAGGAACTGAGAAAGGCTATAGACAATGCTTGATATCAACATCATTATTCCGCCGCTGGTGGAAGATATCGTCCGGCTGGAGCCGCAATACCCGGAGATAGTTCCGGAGTTCCCGCTGGCGATACTCACGCCGCTGGACATGGGTTCCGGCACGATAATTTCCGGAGAGGAACGGCTTGCGGCGGTGTCGTTCCAGGTGGACGTATACGACACGAAATTGCAGCGCTGCACTGAAACGGCGCTGAAAATCTCCGCGCGGCTGATATCCCGGGGATTCGTCCGGAACTCGGGCGCGGATATCCGGGAGGACGGACTGCACCGCCGCACGCTGACGTTCAGCGCGGCGATAGACGAACACACAGGTTTAGTTTACAGGAGGTAACTATGGAACTTTTAACAAAGGACACGCACCTTGATTTTTCTTCCGACGACGGCGCAACATGGCTTGAGCTGTACGGTCTGGAGAGCTACCCCGATATGGGCGCCGACCCGCCCAAGGTCAAGGTGACGAACATGCGCGACGCTAACGAGCGCTACATCGGAGGCATTCCTGACGTCAGCGACATGAAGTTCGGGTTTTTCTACAACAAGGAGAAAGACCCTGACGCCGGAACGATGATAAAGAAGAACTTCGCAAAGCTCAAGGAGCTTGAGGAAGCTGGCGCGAAGATAAAGTGGAAGCTCAACTATCCCGACGGAACTTCCTACGCCTGGGAGGGCAAGCCCACCGTTTACATTAACGGCGGCAATGTCGGCGAGGCTATGAAGTACACTCTCAGCGTTACGCTTGAAAGCAAGCTTGAGTGGAACGGAGGTAACACATGACGGGAGCATATCTGAAAATATCTGATGAAAAGAGCCTTGAGCTGCGCTTCACTGCGCGCCGGGCTGAGAAGCTCGAATCAGAGCTTGACTGCGACCTGCTGCGGGGACTTTCCCGCTGCCAGAGGGTCGGAGTGCTGACACGGTTCATCGCATGCGGCGCAGATATCTCGCATAGCGAGGCGTGCGACGCGTACGACGAGTTCGTCGATAACGGCGGCACCATAGAGGACGCGTCCGAGGTCGTCATGACCGCGCTGAAGAACGGCGGATTCATCGCGAAGTCAGCCGTAGAAGCCGCAAAAAAAATCCAGGGGCAGCTCCTCGACCGTGCAGCGCGGGGGAACTGATAGCCCAGCTAAGAAAAACGGCGGTAGACTGCGGCGCTTATACGGAGCAGTTCTACGACCTCACCCCGGCGGAGCTCTGCGACCTGAACAGCTCCGCCGTGAAGCGCCGCACTGATGAAGCCCGGAGCCGCGCGGTGTTCGCCTGGCATACGGCGTACCTGACCGGGCTTGCTACGAATGCTCCGAGGAGCTTCCCGCAGACCCCGGAGCGGCATTTCGGGGCGCTCATGCAGGACGATACTCCGGCATGGAAGCGCTCGCAGGCGGCGATGGCGAGGATAGCGGCCGTCCACAATCAGCATTACAGAGAGGAGGCGGGTCATGACCGTTGAGGAGCTGAACATAGTCATTTCCGCGAACGACCGGAAGTTCAACGAAGCCATCGGCGATGTAATAGGAAGGCTGGACGACCTGGAGGAGCAGTCCAGACGTTCCACCGATGATATCGGGAATTTCTTCACGAATCTCGGGCACAAGCTTGCGGCGCTAGGTATCGGAAAGATAATCGGCGACAGCATAATGTCCGGCGGCGAGCTTGAGCAGCAGCTCGGGGGCGTGGAGGTCGTGTTCTCGGAGCATGCGGAATCTATGCGGAAAGCCGCCGCGACCGCATACAAGGACATGGGGCTGTCGGAATCTGACTACCTTGCGAAGGCAAACAAGATGGGCGCTCTGCTGAAAGGCTCCGGCTTCGATACCGGGTACGCTTCGGCGATGTCGCAGCAGGTCATGCAGAGGGCTTCCGATGTGGCTTCCATCATGGGCGTTGACGTCAAGGACGCTATGGAAGCCGTCACCGGCGCGGCAAAGGGCAATTTCACGATGATGGACAATCTCGGCGTTGCCATGAACGACACGACCCTCCAGGCGTATGCGCAGGAAAAGGGGCTCGGCAAGCTCGAAACGACCCAGCAGAAGGTCAGCGCGGCAATGCAGATGTTCCTTGACAAGACGGAGTACGCCGCCGGGAACTACGCCCGGGAAAACGACACGTTCTCCGGCTCGCTGACGACCGCAAAGGCGCAACTTGAGAACATGACCGCCGACCTCGGAACGCAGCTCCTGCCGACCGCGACTTCGCTTCTGACGATGGCGCGCGGCGGGCTAGAAGCGATATCCCCGCTCGTCGTGTCGCTGGGCAACGGGCTGAACAGCGTGGCGCAATACCTCATAGGTCTGTCGCCGAGCGCAAAGACCCTGCTCGGGATAGCTGTGGGCGCCGCTGTAGCGATCCCGGCGGCGACTAAGGCGCATGCTCTGTGGACTGCCGCAAATGAGAAATGGAACAGCCTGCTCAATATCCTCATTCCGAAGGAAGCAAAGCGCGCGAATATAATGAAGGCTGCGGCGGGGTGGCTCGTTATTTTGGCGGGACTGTTGTCTATCGTGGCTTCGGTCGGAGCGACCGCCCGGGAGATGAACGAATCCGAAGGCGCTGCGATGGAGGATACCGCCGCCGGAGCCGACAAGGCAGCCGAAAGCACTGACAGCCTTTCTGACAGCATGGCGGGACTGGGCAAGAGTGCGGATACCGCCAAGAAAAAGCTCGCGGACATCGACACGCTGAACATATTCGATTCCGGCAGCAGCACCGGCGGCGTGGATTTCAGCGCGATAGTTGACGGCGCAGAATCCGCGCAGGATTCCATCGCGGGGCTGACCGACGACCTGGCAGATGTTACAGGCAATCTTGATGAGCTTAGCGAAAAAACAAATAGCTTTAGCCTTGATGGACTTTCGAAGAACTTCGGAGATACCTTTAAAGATATCAGAACGGGGTTTGCAACATTCCTTGACGGTTTTAACTTCAACAGCGATACGCAGCTGGACAGCCTGCGGGTGCTCGACAAGAAGGTCAGAGAGCTTTTCGGTGATGACTGGTCGGATTTCTGGACTAACGTCGGAAGCACGATGTATCGGGCATTCGGCGAAAACAACAGCGAGTACGACCGTTATATGGCGCTGACGGATATTCAGAACTGGCTTGAGGATATTAATGGATTTCTCACCGGGTGGATGGGCGAATTTGGCGAAGCCTGGAAAGAGTTTTGGATGGGTATTGGTTCGTGGATTTATGAGCAGTTTAATCCTGAACCAACGGATTACAGCACTCAACACAAGGAAGGCTGGGGCTCCGGAAGAATGCGCGGAGTTGATAACGCTGAATATTCGCCTGAAACTTACAGCGCCGGTAGTTTTTCTGGCAAAATGCGCGGCTACGATTACGCTGATTATTCCACACAGCAGAGCAGCATTCCGGGTGCAGTATACAGCGGCGGAGCAATGACGGGCCCTGTTCAGCTCCCCGACAGTTCGGCGGCACCGCAGATAATAGAGTTCCACAACTATATTGACCTGGACGGGCAAATTATAGCGGAAAACACAACGCAGTATCAGAACAATGAGCAGACTCGGTCAAACGGCTATTGACGTTTGGGATAAACTGCAATATGATCCGTTTGATCCGGAAAGGAGGCACAATGTCCGAGAAAACCGCCTCGATCATAAAGATAGACGGCGTAGAAATGCCCACGCCGAGCAGCTTCAAACCTCTCTATAAGGACTACGACAGCAAAAATTCCGGGCGGTCGGAATCAATGTACGCTACCCGCGACATCATCAGGTCGGACGTCCGGAAGATGTCGTTCACCTGGATAGTGCAGACCCCTGACCTGCGGAAGATACGCGAGGCTATCAAGCCCCCGAAGATACAGGTCAGGTTCTTCGACATCAACCAGCCCGCCGACGTTCAGTTCAGCACGATGGAGTGCTACGCCGACCCGAGCCGAGAACCGGAGGTGCTCCGCTGGGAGCCTTCCGACCCGGAAAAGAGCTGGTGGAGCTTCACCACGTCATTCACGGAGTATTGATATGTACAATGTTTCAGATACCTATAGGGAGCTTATAAAAGCGCCGGTCCGGTACACCGGGATAAGCGGCGCGGCAAGGCTCCGGGACGGCACTATAATTCACCTGACCGACGACAATATTGCCGCCGGTTCCCTTTCTATAACGCAGAAAATGAACGGCCGCGGGGACTTCCGCCCCGGCGGGGTGTACTCCGGGGAGCTTTCCTGCTCCCTTAAAGGCTTCGCGGGGAAAACCAGCGACCTTGACGGTGCGGCGATACGGCTCGCGTTCATTCTGTACCACGACAGCGATATGCAGGCTGCGAAGTCCGAGACGGTGCCGCTCGGGCGCTTCTATGTGGACGGCTCCTCGATAAAGCGCCGGAACGACACGGTAACGCTTTCCGCGTTCGATGGAATGGCGCTGTTCGATGTGGAGGCGACCGAGCGCTCCGGAACGCTGTACGAGCTTGTGTGCGGCGCGTGTTCCGCGGCGGGGGTCTCTCTCGGAATGACGCAGGCGGAGTTCGAAGCGCTCCCGAACGCGGCGCAGGCAGTGAAGATAAATACGGCGCGAATCCAGACCGAGCGCGACCTGCTGATGTATGTCGGCATGATGACTGCTTCGTTTGCGAGGATCAGCCGCAGTAACGAGCTGGAATTCGTGCCGCTCACATGTGAGAGAAACGACGGCGGCGTAATAGTCCCGGTGCGTGAAATAGCCGGGAATATCCGCTTCAATACGGATTTCTCGGACGATACGACCTGCATTGCGAAGCTGTTCACCAGGCGAAACGGCGCTGCGGTGTACTCTACAAGGGAGATATCAGCGGGCGGCAGCGAGAAGCTTGCGGTCATGGAGCTGAACGAAAATCCGCTGCTTGCGGAGCTTTCCGGCGACGAGGTCGCGGCGGTGCTCAACAATGAGCTTTTGCAGATGTACAAATGCCTGAACCGCGTTTTTGATTCGAGCTTCACCGGCGACCCTGCTCTTGAGATCGGTGATTATGTCCGGCTGCGTGGCGGCGCTATAGACACCGACCGGGGATATGCAACAGGCATGATCACCTCTCAGATCTGGAGGTACCGGGGGCAGCACACAATAAAATGCAGCATGCCCTCGTCCCTGTCAGCAGTGGAGGAATCGGCGGTAGCGGCCTATTCTGCGGAGACTTACACAGGATCCAGGCAGCGCACGCAGCCCAAATCCCAGCTGGAAAAGCGCATGGACGCGATGGAAGCGGCTTCTTCCGGCACAGCCGAAAAGCTGCAGACTTCTGGGACAAATACTGCCGCCATAACCAATGAGTATGGTGGCATAACCACAACGGAAAATGGTGTAAAATCACTGAACATTGAAGCAAGCCCTAGCTGGAACTACTTCGAAATGAAAGCACCGCCGGGATTTTATATTCTAGCAAACGAAGACGGGTACAATATAGTACAACAGTATTCTGATGGCAAAGAAAAATGCATTAAGCTTAACAAAAATAATGGAATAAAAATTGTATCTGATTCGGGCGAGCAAATTAGATTAGAGCTGGTAAACAGTAATATGGGAATCTTTATGGATAAAGGTGATTTCGAAATATATTCCGCTGGAAATAAGCTGTATACAGCGGGTGGCAGCCTGTATTTTAACGGCAAAAAGGTACTTTTGGAGGGATAAATTATGACATCAAAGACTATCGCGCTCACGGGCGCGGAAATCAGGGTGGATTACGGCGGAGGCACTAACGTCTGGCTGAGGAATGACAGCACAGCAGTCGTGTACGCTTCGGCAGAGGCGGGTATATCAGCGGGCGCTGACGGAGTAGTCAGCATTCCGGCGGGGCAGGCAGCGGCGATATACGGAGCCTGCGGAGCGGTGTACCTGCTCGGGACGACTGGATCGGTGCAGCTCGTCGGGAGCGATTACACCGCATGCCCTTTTAAGACGGCAGCACTGGGCGGCTCGGGTGCTGACAGCGTAGCCAGAGCCGCCATAGAAGCGCACGCGGCTGACACGGATATCCACGTAACAGCCGATGAGAAGGCGTACTGGAATACGCTGAGCGGCAAGAACGAGCTTGACAATCCGGATTTCCGGGTAAATCAGCGAGGACAGAACGAGTATTCCACCGGCTACACCGTGGACAGGTGGTATATCTCCACTGATAAGTGCAAAGCTGCTCCGGAAACCAACGGAATCCGCCTGACTGCTACAGCAACGCTGACTTCAAATACCCATGCGTTCTGGCAAAACATTGAATTCCCGCTGGCTCCCGGAAAGTACACGCTATCTCTCAAGGCAGCGGACGTCACCGGAGTATGGGCCGCGCGTATCCGCACTGTGACCGCAGCCGGGGACTACGTTGACAGCTACTATACTCCCAGGCTTCAGGCTGGAATAAACAGTGTGACGGTAGATCTTTCTGACAGCGAGTACATATCAGCAGTCTCCATCGGTTTCAACAAGGGCACCGAAGCCGGGAACTCCCTGAAGCTCGCATGGGCGAAGCTGGAGGGCGGTTCACTGGCGACGCCGTTCGTGCCGCCCGACTACGCTGCGGAGCTTGCAAAGTGCCAGAGATTCTACCAGGTCAGAACCACAAACGACATCGACCCGCTGGACATTCGCCCCAGCATGAGAACCATAACGGACATCAAACAGGTAACAGGAGGATACGCATATGTCGCAGAACTGTAACGACATCATCGAGCCGCGCGAAACAGACGAGCAGCGCGCCGCCAGGGAAAATCGGCTGCGCACCGCCGAGATATCCCGGAGATTCGTTGAGATAGACCGGGAAAGAATACGCCCACTTGCTGCAATAGTTGCGGGCGTCGGAACAGATGAGGATAAATCCCGGCTCAAGGCGCTTGAGGAAGAAGCAGCGCAGCTCCGCGCGGAGCTTGCGGAAATGGAGGAAACATGACTGTAGAGAACATCATCACAATTATCAGCGTAATCGCCGCGATATCCGGTATCATTTTTGGCGCGGCGGCGTTCGCACGGAACAAGCGGGACGATAATCGCGAGGACGGCTCATACCGCAGCGATATCGGGTACATAAAAGCAAGCATGGACGACATCAAGCGCAAGCTGGACAAGCAGGAACAGCAGTATCTTGACCTTGTAACGCGGCTTACGGCGGTGGAATCCAGCGCAAAGCAGGCACATCACAGAATAGACAGACTGGAGGGCAACAACCATGAAAATTGACTGGAAGAGAAAGCTCACAAGCCGTAAGCTCTGGGTAGCACTCGCAGGCTTCATCGCAGGACTTATCGTAGCGTTCGGGGGTAGCTCCGAGACAGCGGAAACCGTTTCCGGCTGCATACTCAGCGGCGCGGCGGTCGTGGGCTACGTGATCGGCGAGGGGCTGGCGGACAGCTCCCACAGCAAGGAGGACGACAATGGCGATAACATTTGAAGCATACGCTAAAAACAACCTCTGCTTCAAGGCGGCGAAAATCATGCCGAATGGAAGCCCGGCGGGAATCATAATCCACAGTACAGGCTGCAACAATCCAAATCTCTGGAGGTATGTTGAGTCCCCGGAGATTTGCGGCAAGAATCCCTACGGCACGCACTGGAACGTTCCCATGCCGATCGGCGGGAATGGCAAGCCTACAAAGATATGCTGCCATGTGTTCATCGGCAAGGACAAGAACGGCGCGGTGCGCGCAGCGAAAATACTCCCGTGGAATTACTGCTGCTGGAACTGCGGGGACGGCTCAAAAGGAAGTTACAACTATAAGCCGGCGTACATACAGATAGAAATCTGCGAGGACGCGCTGAACGACCGCGCCTACTTCGAGGAGGCCTTCGGGCTTGCGGCTGACCTCTGCCAGCGGCTCATGAAGAACTACCCGACCATAAAGCCGGGAAACATCATCAGCCACAAGGAGGCTTGCGTCCGTGGGTACGCTTCCAACCACGGCGACCCGGAGCACTGGCTCGTCAGGTTCGGCAAGAATATGGACTGGTTCCGTTCTCTGGTCGCGCCGGAGAAGCAGGTCAGGATCACCGCCGAGATCTCCGTCGGGGAAAGCAAGGCGGACGAGGTTTCCGCGAAGCTCCGGGGGCTTGGGTGCTCCGTAAAGGTTGACAAGCAGCCGTAAATCTGCTATAATATCTTTGTTGAGGTTCGGATAGAAATATTCGGATTGCGCCGCTCCTGCTCGCCAAGGCTGGGGCGGTTATTTTTATCCCCGGGGCGCTGGTTCCGGGGATTTCTCTGTTTGCAAAAATCCCCGAAAAATCCCCAAATAATTCGAAAAACAGATTTTTTCACTTGAACAAGGATTTATACACAGCGCTCTGATTTAGCTTAACAATGCGATTTGTGTGGCTTGCGGAATTACAATTTTGATGTGCTTGAAACCGTAATTTCATTCCCTTCCTCTCCGCCATA